TATATCCATAGGATTTTCAAGAATAAGGTTATTTTTCCTTGCAGCTCCAAATAGGATTTTTAAGAATTTATATACCTTTAATTTATTGGAAGCGGACAGATCAGCTTCTGCAATAAAGGCATTGATATCTTCAGGCGTGATTTTATTCATTACTTCATTTGCCAGCGGATAAAGCTTTGAAGCCAGGTAGGTGTAATAATTAACAGTGCTTTCAGCTATTTTAGGATTAGCAGCCTTATTTTTTATAAAGGCAAAGGCGAAATCCTGCAAAGTAGTATCATAGCTGTAGAGCGGATTTAAACTGCTGTACACAAGGCGCATTTTGTTGAGCCAGTTGATTACTTCTATTTTATCAACATGCCTGAATTTATGCGGCTTACCATTAGTATCGCGCAGTGTACCGCACCATTTTTGGCGTTCTTTGTCCCATGATAAGCCGCCTTCGCCGTTAGATCGTCTTTTTTTCATATAAAAAACCAGCCTTTCTTTAAAATTGTGTATAAAGTAGTAAAGGCTGGTTGCAATATGTTATAATATTAGCGTAATCAGCCTTACTTTTAACGGGGTGGGGTTATTACACAGCCGTTCGGTGCGCCAACACCGGGCGGCTATTTTTATTAATTATTGTTTATAAGTTTAGTTATATCTATATTAGTAACGGTTGTATCCACTGACTTATTAAAATATTTAGCCAGCCAAAAATATTTAGCTAAAATATAAGTTTTATTTTTATTTTGATGGATTTCATCTATAATGAAATTCCTGATTTTATTATAATTTTCTGCTGTGTATAAATCCTCGGAGCTTTCTGAATTTTGTTGATAGTGAAGAAAGTCTATATAATAGCAGCCGTCAAAGTCACGCTTTAATCCAGTAGTATCAATTTCATCAAATGGAAATGCTGCATCGAATATTATTCTCGGATAAGATGCAGTGGTTGATTCTAATTCATATGCCTTATTTAAACCTTCTCCATAGAAAAAATTATTTTTATCAAATATTTTGTTATACGTTACGCCTCCACGCATAAAAAAACCGTTTTTAGCAGAAAGAAATTGTAGTTCTGCTAAAAGAGGTATTAAATGATGGATGTTGTCTAATGGACATGAAAATAAAGAAGAATCTGAAAAAACATAGTGTTGATTATCTTCAGGACTAAAGTTTTCTGTGGTTTTTAGAGAATTTACGTAACGATGTATTTCTTGTAAAGCAGTGTGTACTGATTTTTTAGCGATGCTTTGGGAATTTTTTGTTTTGTTTCTAAAACCTAAAATATCAACAAAAGCTACAACTTTATCTTCATAATAATATGATTCTGCCATATTCATTGCTATCTCTCCAATTTTAATTATTGAATAATTTGACTGTCCGTAACTTTCATTTGGTCAAACAAATATATACCAGTCTTTAAATGATTAATGTCGTTTTCAGTAAGGCGATAGTCGTAGTAGTGTTCACGTCCTGTTAATCTTATTATAGGATTTTTACCATTTACAAGTAATCTATACCCTTCGTCAAGGTCTGAAAACGGAACATCTAAAGTTTCATATTTACCACCATAGACTATTTGAGTTGATTTACCACCGCCAGATTGACCTGCAAAGCAATCTTTAATTTTATATTCTATATTTTTATCAGCTGTTGAGAATGTAATTTTATCCCAAAATACCCAACCGGTAGATGAGGTAAAATTTACAATTTTTGCTCTAAGCCACACTAAATCATTTTTCTTGCCGGCGTACCAGTAAACTGCATCTTGCGCTGGATAACCACCACTTCCCCAAGGTTTATACCATGTAAGTTTTTCAACTTCATCGGTTTGTTGTGGCATACTATTTAAAATTCGCATTATTTCAGCAGAAGCTTGTTTTTTCTGTTCTAAAGTTATTTCCTTTTTGGAGGTAGAAGAACTGGATGTGCTGGAAGCTGTATTTGATTTATTATCAGAGCCACAGCCAGCAATAAAAGAAAGCAATAAAATCATAATCAATGCGAATAAAAATTTTTTCATCATTAAACACTCTCCCCGGGACTATAATATTTATTTAATCGTCATTATGACGATCAGAACTGAAATCAACGAATATTACCCGACCTTGTTTTCGAACGGGTCTTCGCCGTTTTCCGTTGTTTCATCTTTCTTATTTGCTTTAATATAATAATCTATACTATTTTCTATCGCCCCTTGCTGCTCGGCAGTAAGCTGGCGATATTTTTTTATTAATTCTTGTTCAGATATAGTGTAATCTTTAACAATATTTGCTTCATCGCCCAATATTAGTATAGTAGGACTAATATTTAAAATTTTTGATAGTTGGACAATGATTTCTAAAGGAATTTTACGTACTCCTTTTTCGTATCCTGCGTATGTTGATTGTGCGATATTAAGTTTTTGCGCAATTTGCGATTGTGATAGCTTTGAATTTTGACGTATAAAGGCTAATCGTCTACCAAATTCAATATAGATATTCATAGTAGTACTCCTTCCATGAATACAATTTAACACATTATAACGCAAATTGCAATTAAAAATTCAATAAAAGATTGACAAAAACGCGTAATGCGTTTAACATAATAATTGAATAACGCAATTTGCGTTTAAAATATAAGTGCGATAAGGAGGTAAAAATGGTAAGAAGAAAAGTTGTATATATTTTCCCTAATTTAATAGCGGAAATGAGTAGGAACGGAGATAGCTTGCAAAGTGTATCTAATGAGCTAGGAATGAATTATCAAGCGCTATCTGCTAGGCTACGTGGATTCAAAAGTTTTGAGTTACCTGAAATAACTTTTCTTATGAAAAAATATAGGAAAAGCTTTGAGTACCTGTTTGAGGTGTCTGATGAAAAAGCAGCAAAGGGGGCATAAAGATGTTTATTAAAGTTGAGGTTGATAATTTTGAGCAGTTCGAAAAAGATTTACAACGGGTGTATGAATTGGAAAAAGAGCTTAAAGATTTACTATCAAGGATGGGATGGAATTTACGATTGAAGATGAAAATTGACGGAGAAGAAAAGCAGCCAGCTGAAAAAGCTGACTGCGTGGAGTGATTGGGTATGGAAAAAGAAAATATTGTTTGCAAAATTAGAAAAGTTAACGTAGAAAAGATAATTTGTATTGAAATTGTAAGTGGCAACGGAACAAACGAAAATCCCATTCGTGCAAGTAAAATTTACTACACGATAGATGGGATTTTGATTGGTGAAATATTTAAGTAGTTTTATCTTTTATGATTAGAAGTTGAGCGTTTTCAATTTCTTTTTCTGACTGGATATACTGGCAAAGGACATTTATAAAACTTTTTAATTGTTCCAAGTCGTACTCTGGGTGTTTTGCAATAAGATGAGTGTGATCGTTTCCTAACCATGCAGCTGCTGTAGCTAATGCAAGTATTTTAGGTGAAGCGAAACGCTTAATAGTTGGCATTAAAAGTTCTTTTTCTATATCGTCTTTGTCGTTTGGAAACAATTCTATTGCATATTGTTTTACTAATGCTTCCAAGGATTTGCGATAACCCATACCGCATATTTCACTTAAATTGGCTGCCTCTGCTATCGCTGCTTGCGTGTATATTTTAACAAATTTAGGAAAGGCATTTTCAATATATACAGGAATATTTATTTGGGGGGAGGGGTGTGGCAAAACATTTCTAGAAGAATATCTATTGAAATCGTGGACAAAACTCTCAAAATATGTTTGACCACAATGAGGACATTGCATTATAGCGTCTATATAATTTTTATCATCACTACATATGTTTATCAAGATTTGTGGGAAAATTTTAGTATTACAATATGGACAATTAGAGTTACAGCAAAAATCAGCTATTTTATTGGAGGCACCTACTCGTTCTGAAATAATTGGCATAGGATTCACCTTTCATTATTTTTAATAGTTATATTTTATCACAGAATATTCATGTAATGAATATGTACTTAAAGAATAAATAACCTGATGAAGCATCAAAGGTGGTAGAGGCATGGAAAGAGATTCACAAAAGCAAAGCGACCAAATACTAATACTAAAAATTTTGGCAGAAATAAGAAATGCTTTAGAAATGCTAATTATATGCGTAATATTTCAAGCAGCATATTTGAGAACAGAAGATTATTTTTATGTAGTAATAATGCTGGTGCTTTTTATTGGATATGCGTTTATTTGTCGGAAGTAGAGTGGCGGTTAAGGTAAAACCACCTTATCGCAAGTGCCGTAAATAAAAAATTTACTAACCATTGCAGTTCGACTGAATAAAAATCGGTCTTAAAGAAGCCCAAAATTAATATCAGAAATTCGACATTAGTTTTATTTAATTTAGCAATAGGAAGTGCTGCAAGATCGTTGTAGAATTTTTTTGTTTTTTGTTGTTTGGATTTTCTACATAACTCATAGGCCGTCTTTTTTGAACGATGACGAAATTTCTTGAAAACTGGTTTTTGAAATGGTCTTTCTATTCCTTCAGGGTTAGTTAAGAAGTCTTTAGGCAATAGAGGCTGGCTTAAAGGTAAAGCCGAATTATCTAAAAGTTCATTTAGTTGACGTTGTCGCTCGTCAGCCGCTTCAAAGAATTCTTGTATTCTTTCTTGAATAGCTTCATATTCTTTAAAGTGTTTTGAATGAAAATCACATAGTTCTGGTGTGGGGGGAAAAGCGTTTGCTAGTCCAGAAAAGTTCGGCATAGTGTCTAAGATTGACTTAGTAAGAGAGAAAGAACTAGGTAATACTGTTGATACAGAGGCCGAACTAATAAGTTCTGTAATGTTTGGCATAGTGTCTAAGATTGACTTAGTAAGAGAAAAAGAACTAGGTGATATTGTTGACACATAGTTCGAACCCATAAGCCCTGCAATGGCTGGCATAGTGTCTAAGATTGATTTAGTTAAAGAAAAAGGGATTTCTAGTCCCGCAACATTTGGGACGATATCTAATAATGGTCTATGCGGAATCAAAGAATCGTGTAATGTGGCTGTAATATAGGAAGAGGGGGCTATATTTGCAAAGCCAAGTGAATTAGCTAAATCAATACATGGTGTTTGCATACGCATTGCATTTGATAATCCTGCGATATTGGCAATGGTATATTCCATAGCTGTAGCATTTGATAATTTAAAGTTATTATTCATTATACGCTCTCGTTTAAAATATTATTTTATTAATTTCATAAACTATAGTATCACAATCTTTGTTTTGTGTAAAAGGAAGGAGATATTGAAAGTGAGAAGAGATGATACGCATTTAAACATTGGCGGGCTGAATTGGCCTGTACTTATCAATGTAGAGCAGGTTTGCCGGGTGATGGTCGATTTGAGAAATAACATAGAATTAGGGCTGAGATGCGTACTGGATTGCATCAAAGCGATCAATCGCAGAATAAAAGTGCGGAAACGTGTCAGCTGCTGTTTTAGAATCACAGAAAGGTCTGAACGTAAAAATGCAAAATGCTGGAATAAAAGGAATTCCGGCTGGTGCTGAAAGGTGGTGCAGTAAATGCAGCGTATGAGTTTGAGTAAGTTTTGTAAAATCTACGGCGCAAGTTATTATGATATGTTGAATTATTGCCAGCGTGGCCTGTTGCCACATAGTGGAGGCGGTAAACGCGGATGCCCGATCAGAGTTTGGGATGAAGATGTTATTGCTTTCTTGCGCGATCAGGATCAGCGACAGGCTGAGCTGAAGGCTGCCAGTATGAAAAACATGCAGCAGGCTGCAAATATAATCAGATTTCGCAAAAATAAACCTAGTGATGAAAACCGATTTAAAAGTGATATTCTTGATCTTAAAAGTGAAACTAAAAAGCTTTTGGCCAAGCGTAGAGCTGCTGCACAATAGGGAGGGATGTAAATGAATAATGAAAAAGAAAAGAACGTATAGTGTTGACGCACCATACGTTCAAGGGTAGATGTAACTTCGCAGTCCGCATCTACCCATTATTTTATCATAGTGGGGTGATATTGTGAAATACTTTTTAGCTGTTTTAGGGCTGGCCTGTTGCTTGTGGTATTCGTTTTTTATGGATGAACCTAAGCAAACCGTTGCTGTAACTGTAACGGTGCGGGCAGGAGATACTTTGGAAGAAATAATTTACGATTTAAAAGAAGCGTATGACGATCAGCGCGACTGGCGGGAGATTTGCGCACAGGCTGAAAGGGATAATGCTTTTGGCCGCTATATTCTGCCGGGTGAACATATTATTTTTAATATGGAGGTCGCGGGAAAATGAAACCTGAATGCAATAACTGCCGCTGGAATTTTAAGCGATATATGGACTATTATCCGTGTTGTGATTGCATAGGGCTTCATAAGTCGGCAAACTATAATTTCTTTTGTTTTCCTGATCAGCTTAATATGTTCGGAGTTGCCGAGCTTTGCCATTGTCGGAGCTGTGGCCGGCGTGTGCATATGGAATTTGGCAGTCGTGGCTATAAGTATATTCGCTGCAAATGTGGAAATACCATGCAGGCAAAAGTAACTGTAGAAGAAATGATTCACCGCTGGAATAATCGTGCGCCTGCACGGACTAAGATGTGGAGGACAAATGAATATGAAAGATAAGCGCTTCTGCTGTCGTTGTGAAGAAGTGTTGATGAATGGTTTTTATTTTCATAACAGTGAAGTTGGTATTTGTAATAGATGCGTAACGGATTTAGCTATTCAGCTGATTAAAAATGAAGATAAGGAAGTCATAAATGCGTTGAGTAAAAATATTGGCAGTGAAAAGGAAGGATGAATTTTATGGAATTGTATAAAGCACTGGAAACAATCAAAAATGAATGCACAAAACACACTGAATGTGTGGATTGCCCTTTGGGATTGGGTCATAGCTGTTGTGGCATTATTACTAATGGATTTCCGGCAAATTGGAATTTACAAAAGCCTGTTAATAAGTTGTTTGCGGTAGAAACAATACATGCGGAAGAACGGTGATATATATGGAAAATAATATTTTGAATAAAGAAAAGGTTGCTGAGCTGATGGAGCTTTTAGAATGTAAACGGTACTACTCTAAATGCTTGAAAGATGTGACTGAACTTAAAGAAAAAATGAAGTATGAGGCTACTGGTATTGAAATGCGATTTTACTATTTTGGTAAAGGAAGCCGTATGGCTGTTGATGGAAGGATTGACTTTCATGGTGATCTTAGTGAAGGCAAACTGGAAGTTGTAAACATTCTTTCTCAACATATTCTTTCTGATATGGAAGCTGACTTGGAACTTCAAATTAAACGGCTGGAATCCTGTTTGTGGGACAAATTTAGATATACAGAGGATGCGGTGCCGGAGAAAAGTGTTAAATAGAATATAGCTAAATAAAAAATATAAGGTGATGCTATGGCTGTTGAAAT